TTGCACTCTTATGGAGACAGTAGACGTCAACATGAGCCCTGAGGGTCGCTTTGTAGAGGGCTTTAACACCCTATACACTTCTAAGATGCCAAAACTAGGAACTGATAGTAAGATAATCCCTTCTGTGTTGCAGGGGGATCTATGGGAACCAACCACTAAGCCCGCATATTTGAAACCTTTCAGGAATGCGGATGAGGTGATACGACCATTTGAAATAGCCCGTAAGGCTTATTCACATGATGAGAAGTTCATATCTACACCTGAGTTGGATCTTGCGGCACATTTAGTATCGAATTTGGTTCTGCGTCGTGTTCATGATGAACCACATGCCCCAAGGGTATATTCCTTTGAGGAAGCATGTGCCGGTATACCGGGCTTGGAGTATGCTGATGCCATTAATAGACACACATCTGCTGGTTATCCATGGGTTATGCAAACTGATGGTAAACCAGGTAAGACCAAGTGGTTTGGTAAGGATGGTGACTTCGATTTTGGTAGCGTAGCTTGTTCCGAATTGCGTGATCACGTCAATTGTGTGATTCGCGATGCTGCAAATGGTATCCGCAGAAACCATGTCTTTGTTGATTGCCTTAAGGATGAGCGTCGACCAATAGCTAAAGTTAACGTTGGCAAGACCCGTCAGATTATGACATGTCCAATGGACCTCTTGATATGTATGAAAATGTATTTTGGAGATTTTATTAGACATGTAATGTCAAATCGGATACAAAACGGTATTGCCATTGGCATAAATCCCTATGATGAGTGGGATAATCTCGTCCGTTATTTGAAGTTGTCTCCTGAACATGTTTTCACTGCTGGTGATTATTCCAGATACGATGGTAAAATCCCAGTCGCTATTGGGATGCGAGTGTTGTCAATGATAAATAGTTTTTATGTTGGTGCTTCCAAAGAGGATGTTCGAATCCGATATGTTCTCTTTCAGGAAATAATCAACTCTAAACATTTGGCAGATGGTCTTGTGTATGAATTCTTTGGTGGTAATCCTAGTGGTCAGCCGATGACTTCTGTTTATAATTCTATTTGCAATTTGTTGATCTTGACATACAACGCTGCTATTATCTCTAAGCAAACTGGAATTGATTTGCGACCATCATTCCAGCGAACACGCTTTCAAGTGTTTGGGGACGACAATGTGATTTCATACCAACCATGTGATTCGCACTTTTGGTCACAAGATGTTCTGGAGAAAACCATTCCTGTTAATGTTGGGATGGATTATACAAATGAATTTAAAGATGGTGTTGGTGTTTCCGCCCGAACCATCCAACAAATTCAATTTTTGAAACGCGGCTTCCGCTATGATGAAGCTCATTGGATGTGTCCTCTTGAACTTTCAGTTATTAAGGAAACTTTGAACTGGGAGAGAAAGGATGCCACCCAAGAGCAGATGCGTCAGCGAATTGAAGCCACATTATCTGAGCTCGCTAGACACGGTAGGCGTGTATTTGACGAGTGTGCTAAAGTTATTTGCCAGGCCTCAGTGAAGAACCTGGGTTATTCGCCGTTGAATTCCGAGTATAGAACAGCTGTTCGATGCTCTGATTCTTTGGCGATCTAAATTCACTATGACCTTGGAACGTCGTTAAACTTCCACTATTCCAATGACTCGTGCGGAATAGTATTTACCGAATCCCCGTAACAATTCTTGAATAATTGTCTCACTGTAATAAAGAAACGTGAGGATAGGTGCGAGCAACCTTGTGTATTTACACTTACTACTCAGGATGGGTTGGAGAGACACCGATATCCAGTGTGAGAATCGGGAAAACCATTGAGCTGCGGTTCTCCTTAAATATTGCATAGCTTGCTGAATCAAAAAATAACTCTTCGGCCATTATGGCCATTAATCCCAACAATGGGACCTTGAATTCTTCAGATAATGTTCTGGAGAACGGCGTTCGTAACAATAACAACGCAAATCTTGCCATTCCTAGCACAACCGAGCAACTTGGAACAACCGGCTTTGTTAATGATCGTGTAGAAAAGATCCAAATTGCTCGTGATACGATGCTAGATTCGATGCTCGCCGTCGATAAAACAGATAGTGGTACCATTGCGCTTTTCATGGAGAAACCATATCTTGTTGATAACTTCTCTTGGAACTCCTCATACGCCGCAAATGTAGAACTTAGTTCCTATCGCGTCTCGGATTATTTAGTTGGGACTTATGTTCCTAATATCTGGAAAAATAAAATATCCGGATACAGTCTGATGCGAGGTACTGCGTGTCTGAAAGTGGTGCTTAACGCGCAACCTTTTCAGGCTGGCAGATTACTCGTCCACTTCCTGCCGAACGAAAAGCAGTTTTCGAATACCTCTACTTCATATGTTAAAATGCACAATTTCAATTTGACCACTAAAACTCAACAAACTTGTGTTGAATGTGATGTTCAAGATGGTGTTGCAACACTTGAGGTGCCGTATATTGCACCCACACTTTGGTTTTCAAGGGATGATGCATACCAATATGATTGGGGTACATTTTATATTACTGTGCTTTCACCAGTATCTTCAGCATCTTCAACTACCGTGGATGCTTCTGTATATTTGTATTTTAAAGACTTTGAGTTGGCTGCTCCTATTTTTGGACCTGAAATGGATACGCGTGGTGCACGTATACAACGTGCAGAGCAGAAGAGAACAAAGAAATCTGGCGTTGTCACCACTTTCTTTGATCAGTTGTCTAAACCATTTGACACTTTGAGATCGATACCAATTATAGGTGAAGCCTCTGGTATCATCTCTGATGCCACTAAAGCTGTTTCGAATTTCACCTCTATTTTTGGGTGGTCACGACCACTTGATGATAAAGGCACTATGGTTGTAAAACAACACAATCAGTTCCAGGGTTTCAATTATAATGGAACGAATGCGTCAGATGTGTTGGCGCTTGATGCTATGAATCAAGTTGCCCCACTAGCTGATTCGGCTGGTTCCAAATTTGATGAGATGGCGTTCAATTATCTCAAATCAATACCAGCCTATACCACCCATTTCTCTTGGGACACATCACAGGTGGCCAACACCTCCCTGTACACTACTGGGATTAGTCCCAACTCATTGATAAACTCAACGGCCATACCTATTTTCACTAACACCGTGCGCGCGGGTACGGGTCCTCCCTTTATCCACCTATCTAAGTATTTCGCCTATTGGCGAGGTGGAATAGTTGTGACCCTTAAGTTTGTCAAGACCATGTTTCATTCTGGCAGATTGATTGTCGAATTTACCCCCGGGAACTCAGGAACTTCGTCAACGCTGGCTGACACTGCGTATGTATATCGAGAGGTTATAGATATCAAGGATTCTGACACTTTTTCCTTTGAACTCCCTTATATGATAGCAGCACCCTTCCTGCAGACCGATTTGTGGGGTGGTGATTCTTCTCAGCCACAAGTTGATAGTGGAACCCTTAAGATTCGAGTTCTAAATCCCCTTGTAGCATCATCTACAGTATCTTCCTCCTTAGATGTTCTAGTGTATTTTTCCGCTGCCGATGATTTCCAATTAGGTGCACTTCGCGGCACTCAATTGCCGCATTTTGCACCTGAAATGTCTGATGCTCCGAGGGTTTATAAGACCATTGGAGGTGCACCGAAGCAAGATATGAACATCGTTGCAAC